TCTCCTTGAAGGCCTGATGTTACTATCTTTTTAAAATCTGCAAATGTTAAATCTTTTTCATCAAAGGGATGAGACATGTGACCAGCTGCACCACCCTCCATAACAAGAGAATAGCCTATTTCAATAGGCTTACTTTTCTCTAATAAGAATTTTTTATATGATGCTATTTGTTTCATTATCCTAATGAGCTTTGTAGCATACCTACAGCTTCACCAAAGTCTCCATCTACTTTACCAATTATACCGTCTATGACTTCACCTGCTTTGGCTTCATCATATTCGTCGCCAAACGCATTTTTTAAAACGGTTTCAGCATATTCTCTAAACTCTTCTTCAGAATTTACTTCCGCCTCATTTACGTCAACAGACTCGCCTAGTCCAGCGGTTAACATACCGATTGCAGCGCCATAATCTCCATCAGCTTTGCTTAAAATACCATCTACTGTTTCCTGTGCCTTAGCTTCATCAAAATTATCTCCAAATGCTTTTTGTAAAACAGAAAAGGCATATTCTTTAAACTCTTCATCTGAAGTGACTTCAGCCTCATTTACAGAATATACATCCTTTAGTTTATTAATTATATAATCGATGTCTTCGTTTACTTCTGTACCTTTTAATTTATCAAAGAATGAAGTTCTTTGCTCCTCATCGAGTTCATTTAGGTCAGTGACACCGTATTCTGCAAGAAGAGATTTAAACGTTTCAGCGCTAGAAGATCTTTTAGCGTCTTGTACCTGTTCTAGTTCAAGTTGAACTTGTTGTTTTCTAGCAGCAGCGAAGCTGTTAAAGTCTTGTAATTTATCCATAATATTGTAAATTTTTTGCTTTTTCTATATATCTCCTTCAAATTGAACCTTTTTCACACTATAACTAAACTTTTGTTCCTTATAAATACTTTGTCTAGCTCTAGCATGTCTCATTAGGTAATTAAACCACTCTTCAGACGATAGATCATCAACAAAATCTACAATAATAACTTCGTCCTTTGACTTGTGTTGTCTAAGCCCTCGACCTATTGATTGTCTAATTATCACCTCTGATTTAAACGATTCGGTAAAAAAGATATTGTGTATTTTCTTAATAGAAATTCCGGTTGAAAAAGTACCATATGATGCTACAATAACTACTTCCTCTCCATCCTCCATCTTTTTCTTGTACTCTTCTCTTATATCTTTATCAGTACCGCCGTCTACATAATAAACAACTTTATCGCTATCTTGTCTAAGCTTTTCATAAATCTTTTTGCCATGTTCTATACGATGAAATAAAACAAGGGAGTTTCTAGGAATTTTGGAAATAACGTTTGTGATAAAGTTTAGTCTACCGGGGGAATTTATTACGTAGTTTTGTTCAAACTTAAATACATCCTTACTTTCGTATTTATTCATAGCCATTTCCATGAAAGCTTGTTTTGTAGAATCAGGTGCATAATCCATCTCAATGACTTTAACCTTACATCCTGCAATGTGACCTTGTTTCTGTAAGAAGTTAGCGCTAACTTCTGTAATAACTGGGCCTGTGTAAGCCATTAACGTTAGCCTATCTAACTTGCCTCTTTTAGGAATAGTTCCTGACAAACCAAAACGATATTTAGCTGATATACATTTTTGTAAGATAGTCTTAATAGAGTTAGACTTAGCTTTGTGTGTCTCGTCAATAACAACAGCATCAAACTGTTCAAAATACTCTTTATTTTTTTTAACAAGTGACTGATATGTTCCTATGACGACATTTCTACCTGATCTTATTTTTTGACCAGAATATATTTGTTGTATCTTAACGTTAACTTGATTTCTATAGTTATAATCCATAAAGTCTTCACTTGCTTGAACTACGAGAGAAACGTTAGGCACTATAAATAAAATCTTATTTGCTTTTTTCTTTTCAAGCATATAAGCAACTACTAAAAAACTAATAAGCGTCTTACCTGCAGATGTCGCAAGCTCAGCTAAACATCTTCTAAATTTAAGGATATTATATGCCGCTTCTATTTGATAGTCTCTCGGCGTAATATCAGATTTTTCAAAGAAATCTAATGCCCATTTTTCAAATTCATCAACGTCGACGCTTTTATCAAAAAGTTCTGTAACGCCATTAAGTTTAAGATCATATGAATATTCTTTACACATATCCATAATCTCTTTCCAAAGGCCAGATGGGATCCATTTGTCATCTTTAATATATGACACGTAACCATCCCATATGCCCTTCTTAACTAAAGGATTAAATCTCCACGATTCGATCCTTTTAGTAAGCGATATGTTCAGTTGCTCGATTTCTAATTCAGTAGCTGAATCTACTCTGAGAAACTGATTATTTTCTGTTAAACTGAGCTCCATTCATGGCACAGTTTTTTTATTTACCTTACAGATCCTTTAATGCTAATCTGTTTCGGATGGCAAATCCCATATTATCTAGGGTTTTTACCGATTCTTTTAAGAATTCAAGTTGATTCTCTAAGTGTGCAAGTATTGTGTTTTCGTCAGCAAGGTCTGCTTCCATAAACATTACTTTTTGTTTTTCACCTAATTTGTAATCATATTCATAGTATTTAATATAAGCCTCTCTGCTTCTATTAGCTAACCTAGCTTTTTGATCTCTAATTTTGGTGTTTATATATGCAACTTGATCAATTAATTGTTGTCTAGAAGAAAGCACGTTTGCTATAGTTTCTTCCATACCATTAATATATTTCAAACTAGCCGCAAGCTCTTTGATGTTATTGGACCATTCGGCTCTTTGCTTACCCAATCTCTCGTCTATTTCTAATATTTTAGATTTACCACTCATTTAGAATAATGATTTTTTATTTGAATTTGGTTTTACAAAAACGCTTGCCTTCTTTTTCTTTTTAAACTTAGGTTCAATTTTTTTAGTTTCAGGTAACTCAACGTCATATTCGGCGCTTTCAAAGTCAAGTAATAACTTATGTCCTTTAAATCTCTTGCCGTCTTCGTAGAAATTATCTAAATCTTCTTCAACCATTCTAGTTATATCTTCTATACGTACCATAGATCTAATTGGCTTGTAGTGAAATATTCATTTATACGCTTATAAGCCTTAGATCCCTCTCGGTAACAAACAATCATAAGATCGTTTAAATCTTTTATGTTATATGTATCTAGCTCATTTTCTTTAAGGAATTTAGACCACATAAAAACCGGTCTGCCCTTTTTAAGTTTTTCTGCCATCTTTTCTTTTCCAGTTTTATCATTATCAAACATATACCGAACTGTGGCCATTTCATCAAATTCATTAGTTGACCGACCTGCGGTTGCTAACGCTAAAGAGTTAGTCATAAACTTAGAATCTAGTGGACCTTCAAATATAGTTACATCTCTTTGAAAATTAACTTGCATAATACCGAATAAAGTTGATACTTTACTTATGCTTACTAAAATGTCTTCATCTATATTAATCTCTATATTCATTTCTTGGTACAGTTTAGGTAGATCATATGTCAAATACCTAGATCCTTTACCTTTCATTCTTCTACTTTGTACAGATAAAATATTACCAGTTGGTGTCAAATTTAATATCCAAAGTTTTTGATCTCTTTCAGAATACAGAAATTGATCTGACATATGGTGTAATAATCTTTCTTTTAGCTTGAACCAAATCCAATCGCCCGGTGTAATTTCTTTTGCTTTAAAGAAAGATTTAAATTTATCTATAGGAATAGCCAATTCATCTGCCTTAGAAAATACACTATGTTTAATTGTTTCTATTTTCTTAACACTTCGTTCATTAGTTTTTATATAATCTATAACATCGAATGAATCGCCAGTATTAGGCATCCTAACATCATGATCTCTTAAGAAAGAATATAAATTAGTGTGGTGACTACAATTATAGCAATGATATTGAAGAGTGTCCCAATAAATGTTACCTCTCTTTTTAGTATCATCGGTATGTGAATCACCACAATAAGGACATGCAAGGGTTATTCGCCCATGCATGTCCCGTAGTGTTTGCTTATTAGAAGCCGAGTGCTCTTGTACTACTACTTCTTTAAGCGCTGACTTTATCTTGTGTTTTAGATCCTCTGTAAGATTAGATATCGAGGTCATTCAAGAAAGAGTCAAGGTCATCATCTGTGTTGACAGCTGATGTGTCTGTAGATGCTGACTCGGTTTTAGTAGCTTCAGCTGTGACTGGAGCGGGAGTCGTCTTCTTAGCTTCTTTCTTAGGTGCTGCAGAAGGGGTGACATGCTCGATAGAATCTCCTGGATTCAAATACATACGAAGTACGTTGTTAACGAATTCTCGAGTATCTTCGTCCCATGCGTTGTAGTCATACATAGAAAGATCAGGCGCAGACTCTAGTTCTGTCTTGATGGTTTCCATTGTTTCTTTACTACGTTCAGCTGGTTCACCTGCCACGATGATTGAAGAACGAGAAGCAGAGAACTTAGACTTATCGTAGTTGTTATATTCACCTTGACGTGTAATAATCAACTCGAAGTTTTTGCCTTCGAACAAATCAAATACCTGTGTTGGTTCGCCAAAGTCTGGCTTCAACTCTGCATCGATCTTTTCCTTGATCTTGTATCCGAATTTGAATACTTTGTATTGACCTTCAAGATCTGGATTCTGAGGATCCTTAATGATCTTGATTAGTGCGTAGTACTGTTGACGACGCTTAAGCTTATCTGACGCTTTACGTTCAACAGCTGAATCGGATTTACGAAGCTTCCAAAATACATCTGCAATTGGGCACTTTTCTCCGACTGAAGATGGTGAGTCTACGATCTTACCATCACCGTTTGAATCAACCAACCAATGTACATACTTCTGAACCAGAGAGTTACGTGGGTTAGTTGGATTTGGAACAAAGCGAACTAGTGCTTTATACGTTCCGTCCTTACCGTCATCTGCGGTAGGCTTGTAGACCTCATTAGCTGAGGTGCTTACTTGTTGTGTGTGAGTTTCTACGTCCTCTACACCGAGATTGAAAATGTCAAAATCTGCCATAATAATTAAACCTTTTAATTTGTTAATACCTTAAAATTATCTTTAAGTTGTCTGTTATACCTTTAATACTTTAAAGTGTTTCAGAAAAATAATCTAGATTCTCCATGTCCATTTGTACTTACTTGTTTCCAGCTGCCATCCTCTAGCTTAATCAGCCCTGATTTGTGTAGTAATTCTTCTTTATCTTCAAGAGATATAGCGCTACTTGACACCATTTTATTGAGGATCTTATTGAGCTGAAAGAACTCATAAGTACATAAGTCCATGTCGAAATTTTTATAACTTTTCATCAACATGTATTATATATCCATATTTAAATAAGTTTCTAAATGAAACTAAATGAAACTAAATGTGGCAACTAGCATACAATAATTGGTTTTAGGTTGAAGGAGAAGAATTGGTTCTTTCCTTAAATGCTAAAAGGGCTGAAAGAAAGTAAGCATCTATCAAATCATCCACTGGTTTAGGAATCTTCTTCTCTGCATCTATATCTTTACAGGCATGAAAGAAATTTCCTTTAAGTAGATATTTATCATTATTTACATTTGCTAAAAAGGCCTGACATAATTGAACTTTATTCATATTACCTTTACCTGCAAATTTCTTAATTGTAGTAGGTGCTATAGTCTGAATATCTTCTGGTTTAAGGGCTTTTAATATTTTAAGTTTAAGTATAGAAGCTCCGGAGGCCATGTCAATAATATTATTAGTACTTCTTTTAGATCCATAAGAAGACCCTTCAAAAGCTACTACATAACCATCACTTTGATGAGAGTCTTGTAAAATAAGATTAATGATATCATCGGCCATTTTATCATATCTCTTTATCTTTTGTAATTCTTGACTAGAATACTCGCTACTTAAAGTAAAGTCGGGTTGATAAATTAATGTTACATCTTTTAGTGTAGATATCTCTTCTTGAAATGCTTGCTCAGCTTTAGTTCCAGTCTTAGGTTTAATGTAACTTATAAAATGATATCTTTTGCTTTTATCATTATAAATACAAATGCCTGGAGAATTAAGAGAAAAGTCTATTGCTACGTAATTCACTTTAGAACTTTTTACCGATTGCAGCACCTAACGCAGCTCCTACTAATCTAGAAGTTAGTAGATCATATAAAATACCTTTATTTATACCTAATACTCTAGCTATAACTTTACCAACTGATTTACCTAATGCAAATCCAGTTAAACCGCCTAGAATACTTCCAAGTATACCTTCATTAGTCATTTCTTCATTGAATCTATCAATGTCATAACTACCATCTTCTAATTTATATTCAGAAACAAAATCTTCTATAGCTTCATCTACTTTAGATTCTAATTCATCTGACCATTCGCTTTGAAGACCTTCATTTAGTATCTTCATTTCTTCAACAGTAATGTCCTGTTCTTTAAGGTATTCTAAAAATGTTTTCATGTCTTATATATCAATCTATTTCAATCTTGAGATTTAACTTATTATAAAAGAAAGTAACCTCAAATGTACTAAATTCTGCTACGTTTTCTGCAAAATTTAAATTAAGTTCGTTAATTGAATTCATAATAGGTTGTTCGAATACCATCGATGCCATACCTATTCCTTCAGCATCCATAATCCTCATAGTTAAATTATCTGTAAATGGATCTTCCGTTGATCTAGCATAATAATATAATAGAGTATCCATCATTATCCAATAATTTACATAACCATCTAAAAGTTGCATAGTAACTGTAAATTGTCGTTCAACCGTATTTTGTATTGGAACAGCTCCTCTGTGATATCTAGTAGTACCATCATTATCCGCCTGAGATATAGGATCAAATGAAACACCTGGAACATTAAGACCTTGAATAGAGTAATTTACAAAATCTATAGGCCTTTGCATTAAATTACCTGGCATTCTATTTAAATACTTAACGTATTTGTTAGCAACTTCTTCAGGTATAAAATTCCTAGGAAACCTAAAAGAAAATAAATTATTTCTAGAATTTAAAATCATTATTCAATAGTAAATTTTCCGTGAGCAATAACAGTATCATCGGAACCACTCTTAGACGAAATGTAAAATTGCTTATTTTGCATACCTCTAATAGAAATAGCATTAGCTGAATCTATTTTAAACAACACTTCACCTTTACCTAAATCTATATCTTTACTTCTTTGATGATTAAAGATCTTTTTAGAACCTCCGTCTTCGAATGATAATACAATGTCGTCAGATCCAGTTAAAGACACTTGATCTAGTTCGTCTCCATTTTGTTTAGCTACATAAAATTTAAAATATGTTGTAAAAGGAGGAACATATATTTTAGCGTCTCCACTTGCTTCATACTTAGGAGTTTCTAAATCTTCTACTTCATCTGGTGGCAATTCAGTATTATTATTACTCGTAATTGACACGGGTACATTTGCTACTACTATATTAGAAGTTTCTATAAACGTAGGTACATATCTAGTTGATTTAGGTAAAGAATTATTGATTAATCCCCTAACTGCTCTATTAGCTGATAAATTAGGTAAAGTATTATATACTTCTGTTAATTTAGTAGCTGAGTTTATATTAACACTTTGCATTCGCTTTGCATATTTAGCAGCTCTGTCAAATGTTAAACTAGCTCTTTTTACTATTTGAGTGTTATCAGTCTCGTTGATAATTTTCATAACAACGTCTATTGAAAAGTTAACAGCTACATTACCATTAACAATAACAGGCCTAAACCAGATAGGAGTATCAAAATCAAAAACTTGAGTAAACGTAGTATCGTATGTTTTAATTTGAGAAACACCGACCTGTTCATACACTTCTACATCATATGAAACTATAATATCGTCAGACGAAGTATTTATTCTATTTAAAATATAAGCTTCAAATGCAGCAGCATTATTGTCTTTTTCTCCGTATATCTTAAAATAATCTCCATCTTCTGCTTCTTCTACAACTACTGTAAAATCAGTATATTCGTCTTCTCTACTAATACTAAACGTATTAGTCTCAGCTACATAAAAATAATTATAGTCGTCTATATTCTCTAATCTATCTATAAGTTTAAAACTAATTTCATAATTAGAAGTTGCACTTAAGTTAGAAGTTTGGTTAGAAGGATTATCAACTGTACCGCTTCCATAGAAGAAATCTTCAAACTCATAATTTTGATCTACTAAAGTCGGTACTTTTAAATTTACAAACTTGGTAAATAACGTTTCACCTAAAAGGAAAGGCTTAGGATTAGAAACTTCATAGTTACTTTGATTTAAATAAACCAATTGAGTTAGGTAGTTTTTAATACCATTATCTCGTTCTGTCTTAACTTCGAATAAGAAACCTTCATAACCTCTAGATGCAAAAGAAAAACCAGATCTTAAATGTAACCTAATAGAATCATATTTAATTTTATTAATTTCAGCAGTTGCATATGTTTGTGAAGATAATAAATCAGCCTCATTGGATCCGCTCCAGCCTGAATAAGAATTAATATAATTTAACGGTTGATCATATAAGCCAGTAACGTCATATCCTAAAAGAGCATACTTAACAGAATCGTCCACGTGTGGTATAGCATGAAATCTACCTATTAGGTGATTAATATCATTTCCAGTATCTTCATCTGGTGTTGAAAATAAGGGATTGGCCTTATCTGCTATTACTATTTTTCCGCCTATTAAATCTTGATATGAATAATTTATAGTGCCATATATAGTTGGAATAAATGTACCAATACCTACAGTACTTAAACTATATGTTCCAAAGTTAGAATCAATGGTAAATAGAGAAGGATCTGGTAAATTAGAAAGATTAAACTTATATGTTTTGCCAGCTTCTAATAATAATGTTCTACCTGCAAAGTTTTCAACTGAAAGATATGAGCCTGTAATAGTAACATCAAAGTTAACAACATCGCTACCTAATTCACATATTAAATGATTAATATGTTCTCCATATTGGTCGTTTGGGTTTACAGTTAGTTTTTTGATTTCACTACCATTATCATCAACTTCTATCTCATAATCAGAGGGGTTACTTTGATCGTGGTAGATAAACTCTAACAATACATCGTCATCTATTCTAAAATATCTAGAAGATTGAGCCATTACTTTAGTCTTAATTTTTTTGGTGTCCAATACATACCTACACTTAGAGTTGGTCCAGCTCTAAAAGTTCCTTCGCCTATATAATTTAAGCCATATCCTAAACCTAATCCAAATCCTAAAGATCCGCTATTAGATACATAACTATCTATTTCTTTAGCTCTTAATTTTGAATTTATTAGGTTTATATTTTCTATATCTGATATTGTAATACCTGGATATTCTGTAGAAATAAGTAAACTTGGACCTTCTCCATCTATATCATCTAATATTGCCCGCAATCTAATAGTTTGATCTAAATTGATTTCGGTATCAGTGACTTTAGGTTTACCTTCTCCTATAAATAGAGTATTTTTACCTGATATAAACCTTGAGTTACCTTCACTATATAAATTATATTTAGCAAAACTAACTTCAAATGTAGTATCGTTAAGTTGTTTAGCTTCTGATCTTGCCAATAAATCTTCGGTTAAATCTAAATCAGCCTTTAGAATAGAGTTAATACCCCTTAATTTCTTATAGTTAGTAGTCAGATCTTCATACTTTTTAAGAAGCTCACGTTCGACTTCTTTTAAGTTTCTAATATCAAACTCATATGATCTTACAGTAGATACTAAAGTACCATTATCAAATTTAATAGTTCTTAAACTATCTTCAGAAGCCTGTCTGTTATTAATTTCTCTTTCTACCTTTTCTTTTTCAAGTTGAAGATCTCTTTTTAAACGACGAGATGAATTACACTGTAACATTAACATTACAATAAGAGCTAATATAGCCAATAAACCATATTTGTCCTTTTTTTTATTCATTAGTTATTTAAAATATCTATTATATTTGTAGTATTTATTCTCTAATTAACCCTCCAGGAATTATACCGCCGCCAGATGACGCGTTTTCATTAAATGGAATATTAGCTTGCCAAGTTTTTTTATCTTCACATAAATAAGTAAAATTAAAATTAGAATATATCCAATTTCCAACATCAGGCGTATTATCTGCAACATCACTTACTTTTATTGCAGTACCTCCACCCGTAATAGGTCTACTTAATATTTGACAATATCCATTACCCTTTTTAAGACTAATTTTAGTTTGTCGATCAGTAGCGCCTGAAATATTAGATAAATCTAATCCAGCATGTAAAAAATCGCTGATGGCTTCGCTATTAGCGGAAGGTAATCTTCTATACATTTCGGGTATATTTAAATAAATAGGAGCATCTTGTATATTGGAATCATTCCAATATTTTGACTGGTCTTCGGAAACGCCAAATGTAGTTTGGAAATAAGTACCAGGATAAGGATCGTAATTACTACCGTCTGTCTGGTCGTTAAATATAAAAGGTTTCCAAACTAACCTAACATTTACATGAACCATATTTCCTACTTTTTGATAAGAAACTTCAGATGATCTATTTATTACGGTTATTAGTCTGCCAGCAGGGTCACTAGATACCGCACCTTCATCTGCGGCTGAAGCAGCTAGCTGTAATCCAGACGTTTCATCTCCTCCTTCTACTAAACCAGAAATGTCATCAATATTATACATAAAAATTTCATTAGTTAGAATAGGATCATCGTCTGATGTAATACCTGGAAATTGGGTTTGATCATTAACATTATCCGTTAAAATATCACCAGGTTCTACAACATTCTCTAATTCAAAAAATCCAGGAGCTCTATAAAAGAAGTCACTCATTGTTCTATCAGAGATAGGAGTGTCAAAATTAATAGCAGATCCTCCAGTGCTACTAGTAGCATTAGTAACCGCAGGCCCTTCTTTAAATGAAAGACCTTTACCATCTCCTATGATATGTAAATTTTCTTTAGTAAAAATAGTTTTATCAGCTTCAATAGTAGGTACTGTTGTACTAGCATCCGATTGTGCCTTTAAAGAAAGTTGATCACCTCCTATTCTTAAAAATCTAATATCTTTGGAAACAAATTCGATTGAATCATTATCATTATTCAGCGGTAAAGAGATATAAGTATCTTCATCTGCGTCTGTAATCCTTCTAAGATCTAACCATTTTGAGCCGTCTGCTGTATTTTCATAATATACTTCGTATTGATTTGTAGTAGAATTATATCTTATATTACCTCCTGATAAATCTGACTCGGCTATATTATCTTTATCATCTGTAGTTCCTCTAGAAATTCTAGTAAATCCAGAACCATTTACTAATAAATCAGCTTCTATAACTTCTACTCTATCGTTAAAATAAGACTTTGTCCCAACATTTGTATTAAAACCTAAATCTGGAGCAACGATTAACGTTTTCTTAGAAGACATTGTTATTATTCCACTTGCATTATCATTTGAAGTAGCGTTTATATCAACATCATCAAAACTAACTTCTAGTTTAGTACGCAAAGAATCTGTTATGTCTCCTTTTTGTATATGATAAATTACTCCATATATAGTGTTTTCATCACCTCTTATAACTAGTGTATGTGGACTACCGTCGGTGGTAAGCTTAATGTTATTTTCGAATGGGTCACTTTTACCTACAACTAACGAAGCTCTAGTTGTATCGTCACCATCAGTGGGTGTAGCATCATTAAATACAGGATCTCCTATATACACAGAAGTAGGCTGATCTTTACCAAACAAGTTAGGCTTAATTATTTTAACATCATAATCGTTAACTTCTCCAGTTACTGTTGCGTGATCAATAGCAGTCCATTGTCCAGGCGCGGCCTGTCCATCTGCACCATTAGAACCCGAAGGCCCGATAGGTCCTTGAACTCCTTGTGCACCAGTTGGTCCAGCAGGTCCTATAACACCTTGAACCCCAATTGGTCCCTTTTGACCGCCCAATGCTATAATTTGATCAAAATTATAGTTAATCTTGTCTATCCTAATTTGATTAGTATCGTTTACTAATATTTCCTTTAAATTTATAGGCATTTCACTGTTTTATTTTTATAACTGGTCTCATAACATAAGAATATCCTAAACCCTTGTTATATATCAATCTAAAATTAATAGGTCTTTTTCTGTGAGGTTCCAATGTATAATTTATATCTAGTTTAAAACCACCATTATCTATTTGATCTAAAGATTCAACTGGGTTTATTTGAGTAGATTCGCTTTGCGTCTTTCTAACATAAAGTTCTACCTCATCTACTGAAAACAAATTTACTAAATTATTCTCTATATATGATCTTACATCATCTAATAAATCAGTCTTATCCTGAAATGAAATATCTGCAGAAACATATTTTTTAATTTCATCTGCAACTCCAGAGTCTGATAGTACATCTACTATAATATCAGACATATAAAAATCTACATAAATTTTATTTTTATCTTCAGAAAAAACAACATTTTTTTTCTTAGAATCAGAATTTAGTTTTAAGATATTATTTAGATTTTCAACAGTATTAGCATTTCTAACATCAAATAACGTAATAGTGTATGATTCTTTTAATTTCATAACAGTAGAAGCTAAATATGATCTTGATTCAACAGTGGATAAAGTTCCAGGTGCAGATATAAATTCTCCACCAGCCAAAGATGTTCTATAATAATCTTTTTCCCATGAAGACCTAAATACGTTAACATCTCTTTTATCAATAGCCGTTTCGCCTATTAATGGATATTTTGGTAAGAATTCACTACTTTCACTAAGTTTAGTTACTCCTGTTGAATTATCTTCATTTACTTTATGATAAAAATGATTTTTAATCATTCCCCATTTAGCGTCGTGTGTGTCATCATCTGATATAAAACCTAAATTAAAGGCTACGTTAGTTCTATTATATTTATTATAATATGACTCAGCTTTATGTACGTTACGGGGCCCAAACATAGAGAATTCATCTGATTCAGAAGAAGGATGCCTATAAAATTTATTCTTAAATAATTTCTCATCTAAAAATGCATTTTTTACATAATTTCTATCAACTTTAAAATGAGTATATACGTCAGTAAACGTAATTACAGGGGTAAGATCATATTCATATTCACCGGAGTGTCTAATTAAGAAAGGATAATAAGAATTACCTTTTTCTAAAACATACCCTATATTCTCATTAAATAACCTATAACTTTTAGGTTTTTTAGTATCAGCTTTAGTTATTAACTCGGACTTTCTAATTATTTCTTTTCCGTCGTCGATTGTCATAGCGAACCTATTGTTTAGTATTTGACCATCTTCCGTTATAGTGACATACTTAACCAATGGGCTGTATTCATTAACTAAATCAACTATATTATTAATAGATAGATTTGAAAGTAAAACATTATGATTATTAGATCCTCCTCCAACATATACATATGTCGCTATTTCTTGTAAAGAAAGAGGTAAGTATATTGGATTTATAGGATCTCCTTGTGCATCTACAGGAGGTCCTTCTACTATTATTTGACTATTAGATAATATACTAATTGGTTGTAAATAATAAATCACTGGATCTCCGTTGGAATCTTCTACTTGATAATCTATTTCTAATTGTCCAAATGTACCGTCCAGTCCTGGAACAATTTGAGTTATAAAATTAGGAGAAGTACCATCAAAATGATTTATACCAGATACAACATATGGCCCCAATTGATTAAAATCAATATTACTAAGATCCAATGCTCCGTTTATTTTAACGTCATCTGCGATATACTCTTCTCCGGATAACTGTACTTGATTTGAAAGCAAATATGCTAGTTTTCTATTTAAAGTATTGCCAACATATACTTCATCTAAATTAATAGTAATATAAAAAATAATAAATTCAAATTTATCGTTTTTTATGACCTCATAATCTATAGAATTATTATTTTGTCCAGTAACAAAGTCTACTATTGTTGAAAATTTATAATTATTAAAAGAACCGTCCTTTACAAATTTAGAAGGTATATTTTCTTCAAACTCCTTTCTATTCTTAAATGTAAATTTGAGGCCTTTGAATATAGTAGAAGAGAATCTTTTTTCGTTACCGTTACGACTGATAGTGTATTTAATATTACGATTAGTTTTTATAAATGCCTCGAATTTGTTTAGGTCTTCATTAGATATAGATATATTTCCATATTCTATAGAATCATATGAATATTGTACAAAACCGGACGAGATAGTAGTATATTTACCATATGGTACTCCACCTATAACTTCGTAAACATACGTGCCAACTGTGTCTTCGCTAATGTTAAATAGTGAAGGATTTTCTAAATCTGCTAAATTAAATAAATAGGTATTACCTACTACTAAACTTAAAGAAGCTCCTGGTTCATCATTGATAAACAATACGTTTAAAGATTTAGTAACTACATATTCTTTCAACCCATCTGGATCTACAACCACATCAAATCCTTCGCTAACCATAAAGCTATTAAAATAATCGTCATCTATTGATTTAAATAAATCCTTATCTAGTTTAAATCCATTTATATAATTAATATAACTAAACGTTTCATTTAGCATATAATGTTTTAGATACTCTGGTTTATTAGCTATATAAAACCATTCATGCGTAAATGCAGCCACGTCCCTACCTTCTATTGTGACATCTGGTGAGAAGTTAGTTCTACCAAAAGCTTCGTTTACATTTAAATAATATGGTTGGTCCCTGACTGTTTTAGTATCTTTTAATACCCACTTATTTATATTTGGTACTATTCTAGATTCGGTAGAAAATTCTTTAAGTTGATTTTCTTTCAATCTATCATACTCTGAATAAATCTTAAGTTGGCTCTCTTCCGTTGGAGATTCAGGGTTTAGTACCGGTATTAAATTAGTAAAAAATTCATCAGGTGTAAGATAATAATCATATTCTATGATACCTTCTAACGCATTTGTAATAGATTCTTCGTCAGACGTTGAATTAAATATAGCTTCGTTAGCTGGAACATAATTAGTATTTTCATAAGTTTCATATTTAAGTTCTTTAAGATCAGAATTAGAAGTATCATAAAAATCATAACCCATATCATACATATCATATGCAGATAAAAGGCCTATCTCTGCTTCATATTCTGAAAAGACTTTAAATTCTCCACTTCCTAAATTATGCCTATTTTTAAGAACTATTTTTAAATAATCGCCTGTTATATCATCTATATTTTCTACTATATCTATGACTTCGTTATATGTAGAGGTAGATTTTGTATTAATATACTCACCTGCTTTTATTCCGCCTAATGAATCTTTAGAAATCAAAACAGATTTACCATCTGAATGACCTCCAATCATATAATGGACATTCCAATCATTTTTTATATCATCTATTATGTCTAATCTGTTGGATTCATCTAAATTATCTATATCACAGAACACATTAGGATTATCTTTCTTTATTAATACGCCAAATTGTCTTCTATCATATCCTATGTTATTTTTAGAATATACATAAATCACACCTTTAGAATTAACAACACCTAAACCATCTTTATTCTTAATTGCAGAAGATAAAGCTATTAATACATCGTTTATATTACCTACGTTTGAGAATCTAGAACCGCTAAATCTACCCTTAGGTATAGAATCATCAGCCGTTAATATATTCTCTAATAAATTAAAATGTGAATAGTTTTCAATAACTTTAACAACACAAGCTGGATTGGATGTCGTAATATTTATATCGTGATTTGAAATTGCTCTGTTTCGTTCTTTTATAAACGCAACATTATTTTCTATATCAACTATAAAATAAGTAGAGTTATTAAGTACTGGTTCACCTGTGCTTTGATCAAAAAGATTAGGATGAAGAACATTCTTTATATTATTCAATGCTTCTTCAGTGTTTGATCCTGTAGAAACAGCTATGGTTTGAACAGTAGGATATGAAATATTAATAAATATTGTAGTATTCGGTATATGATTAATAAATTCTACACAATATGATTGTTGTTTTATTTCTGGAAATGCTATTCTAGATCCGTTTTCAGGTATATCATTAATGCTTACTTTTACAAAGTCATATCCTATACCCTGTTTTTCTAATAGACCGACCGTACGGTTAGTGTCTTTTATACCTACATAACGATTTATTGAATCGTTATTATCACTTATTTTTAAAGTATAATTTTCAGCGTCCCATGAAGCTCCATTTAATATATTGTGATAATGTGAATCACACTTAACATATCCTAATACAGGTATGTCACTCATCATTTGACTAGAAGGTATAGCAAACGTATTTTTATCAAACAAAGATCCTTCTAAATTGTCATAGTACATGTTAGAAGTTAAATCCTTGAACTTAATTAAACCTTTACTAACTCTTTCTATTTTACCCTTTCCTGAAGGAATTTCATCCACGTAAAGACCAAAGTATCTATTTACGGAATAATCTTCAGCTTCTATATCATCAAACATAAATTCTAAATTGATAATATCACCTGATATAACTCTATTCCTCTTAAAGCCATCAGTAATAAAATCATTAGCTTCAATAAGTGGCTTATCAGTTGCTACATAATCATCATAAACATACTCACCCTTATTGGTAAAACCTCCCTTTACAAGATCTATTCCATTATAAAACGTTTGTTCATTTTTTTCAAAAGATACAGTAAGAGGAGAGCTATTAAAATCTTCACTAAATACATGATGTCTTATGTATGTTCCTAATTTTGAAGTCTCGCTTAAATCAAATGTTTTAATTATAGTTGCATTAGATAACATATCGCTAATTCTATCTCGTTTATCAGATGCGTTGTCGTTTAAACTACGATTCTGTTTAGGAGAAGATATTCGATATATTACAAATGATTTAGGTATGTTTAAATCTAGTTTAATAGGTGCAAATATTCTAAAATTTTCATCATACAATTTTGATTTATTAAATCTTACGCCATATTGATATTCATCTTCAAACTGTAAATCATAAGACTCTAAAACAGAGAAATCAGAAGCGGTTCTTTTAGTTTCATAAACCATATCATATGGTGTTCTATTATCGTTAAAGAATCTAGAAACATCATACACATATGAACTATCTGAACTTACGCCATATCGTTTATATCTAGAATCTGCTAACTCTTTATTAGCATTTATAGACTCTAAATATATTTCTCCAACTGATGAAGTAACTAGTTTTACATTTCCAGTAAGCCTAGGATTAGTCCTTAATAGTGGTTTAGATACGTTATGTAAATTGTAGTTTTCTTCTAAATTAAATTTAGGTAAAGGATCTGCATTTTGAGATTCTTCAGCAAATGAAGAGAATGTATAAGGGTTACTGTTAGCAAAATCTATACAGTCTTGGCAATATGGCTCATCGTTAAAATAATATACAGTACCTTCGCTTAGTATACCAATGGTATTTGGGCTAACGTATTGTGTATTTCCTTGAAAATAACCTAGAGTAGCCATTGAAACTGCAGCTTCAGCTGGAGAAGACGCATATATTCTACCTAATAACTTTTTACAACCATATTTTAAGTCTGTTGAATCAAAACTAAAGAATGTAGAGTTAAACCCTATTTCTTCAGCAAATTCAAACATGTGGCCCGACGTGACCTGATTAGTATGCGAACCGAATACTATATAGTTAGAATAAACTCCATTTACCGGTATACATGATGTAAATACATAAAAAGCTAATAGTTCTCCATCGTTACTTATGCCCGTTTGATTAATAATTTCAAAGCTAGGATCAGGAAATAAATTAGAATTAGGTGTTAAATTACATTCAATATAATCAGTTATAAACGCAGATGATTCTTGGCCTTCTTCATTAAGACCTATCCAGTTTCCACCTGTTTCATCTACATTATTTAACCACTTATAATAATAAGCCGTATCATCTGAATATGAATCATTACTTATTGGTATTGACAGATTAATGTCTTTATATAAAGTTATGCCATATTGAACAATTTGATGTATATCAAAATTTAAGTCAGCATGTAAGCTATAGTAATAATTTATAGAATTTGCTTTTTGTCTAAAACACCATTCATCACTAAAGTCATACTCTGGATATAAAATATTCCAAATACCTAAAGAGTTGTTGACAGTTTGTCCTCCTATACTAATTAAAGAAATTTGAGATAAGGTGCCTTCACATACAAATGGTAAACTATATTCACTAGAAGTAGTCACCATGTCTTTTCCTTTCCATGGGCTTCCATTTTCTTCAGCTATATTGTTATTAAAATTATAACATATACCTGGTTGTTCTCCATAAAAACCCGAGTCTAATAAAAGATTATTTATTTCGTAATATGATGCGTATTCAATAGAATCGGTGTAAATAAAAATTTGATTCTCAATTATTTGATCTAATGTTAAATCATATGCACCTAATGGATTATAATATTGACAAACTATTTCTGAATTACTAGAATTAGTAGACGTAATGTTGCAATAATTAGATAAACTATCAGCATAATTTAAAGTAATAGTCCTTATACCGTTTACATCTAATCCTGCAATGCTACAGCTATAAGGATCAGTATCTGTATCTATATTTATATATGAATTAAGTGTAACTATAGAAGTTACTCTATACCACCCTGGACCATCCCATGTATTAGCTATTGTAGTACCAGATAACTCTTGTTGTAAAAAATAAAAATAACTATTTTCATTAATACCATAAGAAGCTGAATTTGCGTCGACAAGCTGCCAATATTGTGGAATCACGTTAGCCGGTAAATTTACATTACTAAAGTAAATTGTCTCATTTGCCAGCACAAGATCATAAAAACTTGCATATTCAGTAGAATCGTTACAGTAAAATATTCTTTTATTTGTATTACTAGAACAATATAAACTTGAATCTATAAACTCTCCATAATCAGTGGTGTTTAGCGGTTGTGCTATTGCTTCTTCCGCAAAAGGCACTGTAAATTCTCTAACAGTTTCATTAGGAGCAACGACTTGTGTACATATAAAGCTTTCCCAATTAGTAGAAGAGATGGTAATACTTAAGGCTTTATAAACGGTAACGTCATTGAGATTGCTTGGAAAACTAGATATTGCAAAAAAGCCTGATAATGTTTCTCCATCAGAATTTAAAATAGAAATACCAGCTTCTGCAATCTCGGATAGCGAAGATCCAGCTGGGACATCTTCGGTCGGGAAATAAGAAACTCCAGACAAAATACTAGTAGAAACTAAAAAATTACAAGGTTCTACTCCATACGGTTTGTACCTTACTTGTCCTAATGTTGGTAAAAAATCGACCAATACCGGAAATATAGGATAAACTACAAGTTGTTGCAAAACATTTTGATTTCCTCCGCCCGGTGCTGGAATTGTATAAGTTTCCCAGTCAAATAAAATATTATGAAAATTTACAGAAGACGGTGGTTTATAACTATAAACTATACTATCTTCAGCGTCGTTTGGATCAAATATTTTAGCAGGGAATGCATTACTGCTATATTTACCAGGATCTGCTTCGTCAGTACATGCGCTATTATAATACAATCTTATGCCTGCAGTTACAAGTTGACTTAAACTGTATATTGGATTAGAACATCCAGGTCCACCTGGACCTCCATCTGCATCTAACGGGGCAGGCATTTCTATACCAGCTGTAGTAGAAAGATTTAAAATAGTAGTATACGTAGTAGAGCAATCTACATCGTTAGGGTTAACATTACCCGTATCTAATTTATAGTAATACGAAATTGGACCTACTGATGTAGGTAATTGATTCGCATTTCCCTGGTTTAAACCCAAGCCATCGTGAGGCTTATAATAAAGTGATATACTTTTAGTAACGAAATTTGGCATCCTGTAAATAGACTATTTTAATATACTAATCTCATAGTATATATCTAACCTATTTTACGAGGATAGAGTAACCGCTTTTGAAGAATTTTGATTAGTACCCTGTGCTTTATATTTAGCAAAAACTTCTAGGTCAAACGAAAATTGATTATCATTAGAATCAAAGATATCTAAGCCTATCTTTTTAGAATAAGTTAAGTTAGTTACATTTTGAGTTAAAATTCCACCTATTCTGCCAATGTCACTATTTGGGTTATTACCAGCATAGTCGGTCATTCTATATTGAAAAACAATATCAATCGATATTGCATTATTTTCACCTTCAAAAATTCTAGCAGCTCCAAATTTATTATCTCCGTCTACCGTAAGAGACTGTGAGTTTATAGGAGACATGAACAAGAAAGACCCACATGATTTACCACCCAGTGTAAATTGATCATTAGCATCAAATGACATTTTAATAGTTCTATCTACCTCTTCATCGTATCTATATGCTAATTGTTTTAAGTTATTTACATTAGCGTCATTTAATATAGCAGTTTTAGGCATAGAATATGTCATATTATCAACCAAAGTAGTGATAGCTGATTTTAAATTAGTATCAGTAACTGTAATCGTAGGAGCATTTAGGTCTAGACCTTCCATATTAGAAATATAACCGCTAAATAAATTAGGTAAATCAGGATGAGATTTATGTAAAAATAAACCGTTATCATATAAACTAGGATCAATGCTATCTGTTTCAGTTACATCAATGTGTTCTGTGCTTTGTCCACCTGCTGCGATGTTATTAGTCGTAAACACAGCTTCAACCCCTGGTATTTGAACATCTCCATTAATCTTAATAAATCTTCCAAACGTGCCTGACCAAATAAATCCATTCGAACCTGCATTTCCGTTTACTTGCATAAAACTAACATCATCTACACCAGAGTCATACGTGGAATAACCTAACTCATATTCATAATCAGAAAATTTATCGTTTGTTTCATTTCCTATAACTGACTCTTTTAGATACAGTGGAGACTCATTGGCTACGTCCATATAGCGTGAGTAAATGAATTGGCCTTTTCTTTGAATAGATTGATATGGTGCAGCACTGGTGAATTGCGTAGCATTTTCTTCACCTAAAGACTGATATTGAATCGGGGACATATCATATTTACCTTCTGTTCTATAATAATTATCATCGAGAACCTTAGCGTCTATTTCTCCAGAAGGATTAAATCCAAACCCGTTATCTCCAAGTGAATCAGTAGATTTATATGCTGGTAAAGTTCTATCCCCTATTATTCTGGCAATAAGTTCCAGTGTGGTAGAACGTGTATTATTAAGAACTAGTTTAAATGTCTTGGTAACAATATGACCCTTCTTTATAGATAAATCTGCTACTTCATCTTTATAGTAACCTGCAAATACCTGATTATTAGTATTCTTCTTAATTTCAGTTGTTGTACCATCTTCGGCAACTAAGTTTACCGATAAATCCCCTCGTATATTAGCTATAGTTTCTTCTAATCCACTTAATTTGGATTGCATTTCACTTAGTTTATCAAATAATGAAACCGGATTTTGTTCAGGCGATAAGAACCCTGAAGCAATAGTATTTGAAGTATGTGCAAAGTATTTTTCATTAGATGAGAAAGCATCTGTAATATGAGAGTAAACTCCAGCGGCCTCAAGTTCTTCAAGTAGTTTTACTCTTGCGACTTCATTTGCGTTTTCTTCTACTAAGTTCGTTATACTAACATCATCAAGTTCTCCTTCTGGAAAAGAAACTCTAATAATGTCTGACCAATCCGATTCTAGTGGATTGCTTGGCCATCCTGCTTCTGAAATAGATTTAATCTTAAATTCTACAACTTCACCCGAAGTTATAGGAATGTCTAGCTGATTAAAGTTAACCTCTTGTCCATCTTCAACAGCACTATCAGACCAATAAAATTTACCTTCTTCGTTTCTTAGCCTAGCTCTAACCGGAGTTTCATATTCATTCCAATTACTAAATACTCCTGTTTTCTTATTGCCATTTTCGTCAAATGAAATTTGAGCAATTTCAGAAGTTTTTCCAGAAGTAGACAAGTATCTGTATTGAACTCTAAATTTTACAACTTCCTGTGGTATAGTCTCAGCCACTAATTTAGCCTCAGGTATAGACCAAAAACCTCTGATTCTATACTTAGGCTCTATCTTAGTTAGTTGAGAGTCAGATGCAGATGATTGAATCTGACTTACAATAGAACTGTATAATTTAGCCTCAGATGCTCTTTCATTAATTAATGACGTTAATTCGTTTTTATCTCTGTCTCTTTCAATCGTCGATTTATACTTTTTAGTAGAAACTAATGATCTCTTTTTAGCAATAGTATCGTCTAATTTTTTAACGGTAGAGTCTGCACTTACCTTATCAGCTGTAAGTTTTTTAATCTTAAGAGCTGCGTCGTTTTCGGTCAAATGCTTATTAATCTGAACTACACTGAAGTTTTCTTCAAAAATTTCAGGAATATTAGGAGCAACTCCTAACGTTGACGGCGGTATTGGATCATCCTTAAGTGACTTGATAAATTGACCAAAGTCAGCAACATTTTGACTATAATAATTAGCAAGCGTTGTTGTTTCACCTGAATCCATAGTCATAGTCAACTCATTAGAATAAACACCAGCGCCAGGTGACCAGTTTTCAGCAATGATCTTAGAATTAGGATCAATCGGCTTAAAGAAAACTATAAACCTTTCATCAAACCCTACATTTATCTCTATATTTACTTGAGTATCGTTTGCTTTATAGATTGAAAGAATGTCTACACCTATTTTAATAGCTTCATATCCTTCTACAATGTCCAACTCAACCTGTCTAGTTTCAGTGTAGATTGTTTTGACCTTATATTTAGTGCTTTTTCTAGAAGTATTAACTATTAACTCATCTCCGACCTTCATAAACTCAGTATCGTTTAAATCTTTATCAGAATCAGTATACGTTAGTTTATCTAAGGTGTATAGTTTTATTGTCTTTCTTGTTTCTTCACCTTCTACAATAATTGTCTTTTGAATTGTATCAATAGAAGTAACGTCAAATTTGCCATAATACAAAGTATTTCTGTATGGCATATCTCTAACTTCTTCATCAACATAAAACGGAATATTATCAAACGCTATTGCGTTAATTAAATTATTATGGCTAATATCATCTAACCCCTTATAATTTTCATCAAAGAATTGAGCAGCAAAATCAAAAGAACCATCAATAACTATTCTTTTAACCAAAACCCTTTCAGTATCTGTAGGGATTTGATTACTAACATCAAATGAGGTTGTTAGTAAAGGCGTTAAATAATCTTCAAAGAAGTTATTAGACTTTGTGTTAAACTCAAAGGGCCTATTAATGTTTGTAATATCAGAAGCCGGTGTTTTAAGGCTTGACTTTAAAATTCTTTGATAGCTTCCATCTGCTAGTCTAACTTTAGCAGTACCGTCGGTTAGACCAGAAAGAGCTTTAATGTTAAGATCTAATCTTTTTAACTCACGGTTCATATAACCAAACGCAGGAACATAGACTGTTTTAGTATTACCTTCTTCTGTTAAGATATCTAGTGGTACTGTTTCTCTATCTGAGATTACCGCTTCGTTTATGCGCTCGAAAGCGTTTAGAGTATTAGTATTAATCTCTAAAAACTGCTTAATTATTGTAGAAAGTGAGTTGTTCGTATTCATCGTAAAATATCTACTTCGAAAATATAATTTATAGGGTCTATACAAGTGACTTCGAAGTATGGTTTATTAGAGATAAGCATAGAAGGTCTTATTACTTGTCCAACTATTTTATCAAAACCAGCTGCTTTATCAGTTCTAATATAAATATCACTTTCAGAAACGTTTAGTGTTTCAAATGTAATTTTTACAACTTGTCCTGTTTTCCAAGCTACTTTGCTGTCGTCAATGTATATATTCAAATCTGCATTTAGTTCAGGGTTATCAGAAGAATTACCTTCTAATTTATCAACTAGGCTAATTCTATTAGTATATCCCTTTAATGTAGCACATACTCCGAATTGAGCAGCTCCAGCACCTGATTCTCCTGGGTTAAACGTATTAGTAGAGCTTAAAACTTCTCCTATTCTTTCACCTGTATTTATATCCCACTTAAATAACGGATTGTTATGATATCCGTAAACTGTGTTGTTTACTTTAATTCTATTGGGTACGCTCTTATCTACCTCTGTACCCATACCGTTGAATACTACGTCAGTATTGTACTGTAATTCAACAGGTACTGTACCATCTAATATTGTATTGAGTTTGGTATGTGCTTTTGTTATTAGTTTTAAAAGAGAATCTGAATCTTGTAACGCAATAGAAGCATTGTTAAAACTATTTTCTAAGTCATTAATTCTAGTTACTATCTCATCTCTTTCTTCTCCGGCTAACACTATTTTTTCTAAATCCTCAAGCCTATTAGCTAATCCTCCATATAGATTATTAGCTCTCAGTAATAGATCAGTTGCATGTTCAAGGGCTGTTGTAGTATCCAAGAACAAGTCCATTGAGAATGTTGTAAAATCATTAATATTAGTTTCAACACCTACGTTATCTAATGATGTGTTAAACTTTAAATTAAGTTTTAAAGAGAATGCGTTACCGTTAAGACCTGTAACTTCGTTTGGTTTAAACTTAAGCTGTTCGTGTATTTTAGAGCCTATACCGAAGTTACCTCCAATATTATCTAAAATTAATATACCGTATAAGTTTGTAGCTCTATTTACCGGGGTAGATGTGCTAAATAAATCATAGTAAACTAAAACAGCATTAAATCTAAAGTCTTGGCCCTTTTTAGCATAATCATTTAATGTACTAACTTTAGTATCGCTAGATATTCCATGATATGATAACGGTTCAAAATCGATGTGTACGCTATCGGTTGCATTTGTATTTACATCATAGTAAGGTCCTCCTGCATTTGAACCAACGTCAATTATAGAATCTAACGTTAAATTAGGATCGGGATGCGATTGACCTCCTCTACCAGATAATGTATTTTCAGCATACATTTTAGTAGCTGTTGTATTATAATCTCTAGGACTAAATAAAACAGTTGGAGTATTTCCTACAGCAGACGGTACATTGATGTAGACTTCATGATAAGTATTACCCTTATATGCTATATCGTTTTCTGCATCAATTGAACCTAAATATTTAACTACTCTTTCATAGTCTTGACCTGTATTGTTAGCATCTAGTGATTCAGTATAGTGTGTTCCTGAAGTAGATTCAGATGAATCACTTGTTTTAAAGCGAATAGCTCCTAAACCAGATAGCCATTTAAAAAGTATCTTTTCAGCATCTGATTGTAATAAAACCGGATCATGATCATCGTCTTGTAAAAGAAGTTCTTCTAAGTTTAATACGTAGCTTTGAAAAGATTGTGCAAATTCTACGTTAGCTTCAGAATCGGCTAAGTATTGACTTCCTGAAGCAGCTACTTGATTAGTTAAATTAATAGTATTTAAGCCATTAACAGGTGTCGTAAAATCCGGTAAGTCTAGCAAAGCAAATTTACTAAACTCAAATTTGATATCTGGATTATTAAACGCACGAGTTATATCCTTTGCTGCTGAAGCAAAAGCATACATAGTGCCACCTTGTGGCTGTGGTATCCTAATTAGAGATGTCGCCATTTAGGTTAGTTTTAATTAAAGCGTTATTGATGCTCCAACGTGCGATATGATGTACCATTTTTGGCCAACATATCTTAATGTAACAGTTGAATTAATATTATCTAAAGACAGTGATTGTGCACCTAAGCTACCTGCTCCGTTTATTGATATAGAACCAGATGCTTCATTTACTATAGTAATTTCTTGACCTTCTAGTCCAGCTTGCAAAGTAAAATCACCTCCAACAATATATGTCGTATATTCTCCCGATGTTGGATCTATAGAGCCTGTGTTTAATGGACTTGCGGCAGTACCGTTAGTACCGTTTTTAAGTATTCTACCTCCTATAGTCACTTCTTTATCAAGCTGTGCGCTAACTCCTATTTGAAAAACATTAGCGTTAGCTTCAGTAATTAGAGTACCTCCATTTTGAATAGTGATAGCCTCTGTTTGAACACTACTTAAGTTAGTTATAGTAGATGTTGTTGTGTCTAGCAGTGTAGTAACATCTGCAAGTTCGTTATTTAACGAAGAGAAGTTACCATTAATAGTAATTCTAGACGAAGATAGGGAATCAGTTCCCAAGATTTCAGTAATATTAGCCATTTTTACTTTATTTTACTTTTAGCATATTTCTTTCGATAGAGTTTATGTTACCATTTGTATCTTCCACGTCCAGTTTTATGTTATAATAACCTGGGCGTTGAAAGATGTATGTTAACCACATATCATCATAGTATATATCATCCTCTTCCGAGCTAATGCTATTGTTTATTTTCCAAGTGTGTTTTTTAACACCTGGCATTTTAGTTATATCAGAAGATATAGTCAAATGAGTTGATCTTTCTACTTCAGCAAAGTCTCTAAATACTCTAACATTATCAAAAGTAGGATTATTATGTTCGCAATGTAATTTACCGCGTATCGCATTAACTATATTAATGCCGTTCGTATTTGTAACATATACGTCATCAAAATCATTAGACCTGGAATAATTTTTACCAACTGCTAAAATATTAGCAGCTAAAATATTTTGTAAAGGTATATCATCTTGATCATCCTGTGCTGGTCCGCCGCCGTCTGCAACGTTTCCATCACCGTCTCCGTCAACTGGAAGCCATTCACCTGTATAATTAAATGAGCCGTCTCCGTTAGCGTCTACATATATAATGTTGTAATTAAATTTACTAATAATTAAATCGCTGGAAGAATTAAGTTCATTTGTTATTTGTTGCCAAGCTGCTAAATCTTGAGGACCAGTTGGTGTAACAGATGATGTATATTCTCCTATTAAAACTTCTTTTGATGTTGGATCGGTATGTATTATATTTAATGTAGTTCCGGCATCTAGTTCCATGATTTTGAAAGAAGCGGTAAGGTCCATGCCAACTTCAGTAGCATTCCACCAATTATGTTTACCATCATTCCATCTAAATGAACAGTTATCCCATTGATATGGACCAGCAGTTTTAGAATAACCGGTTTCTGAATATATGTCTAAATATCTTCTAACCATAGAAGTGTTTACGCTATGTGAATCATCATGTAAATAATTAGCTCTGTCCATGCTCAAGTAAAACGTAGATAAAATATCGCTAGTATATTGAGAGTTATTTAATGGCATTTCCCAAACTCCACCTGTAGAATCCCAATCATAATCATTATTCATCCACTTCATCTCCTCCATCCACTTATATAGTCCATATATTTCAACATCCTTTAATTTAACGTCTATTTCTTCTGGTCTATACTCATAAGATCTATGTCCAAAAAGATCATATGTTCTCATTTCAACACTATATTTACCATTATATGGTAATGCAAGCGGAAAAACTAAGAAGTCATCTATAAGTCCTCTAAATGCTTTATCATATCCTCTAGGACCTTTAATTACCCATTCTATTTCATAAACCCAGCGCTTCCACCAATCTTTCCAAGTAATTAATAAACTACCATTAGGATCAATCGCATCATTCCAGTTAAATTCAGCATCATCCCACGTATATGTAAATGTTTCAGAACCGTCTAGTGTTATTGGGCAACCAACTGGTATATCTTGGTTAAACGTGTCTAAAGGTTTATTAAGATATTCTTTGTAAAATGATTTATGCTGATCTCTTAAAATAGAAATAAGACCATGTGTTACCACTTCTCCGTTAGCATCTCTTATATCTCCACTTAAATCTCCATATCCATCAAATGATACGTTTAATAGCGTATTATATTCATCGGTTAACGAAATATCGTTTTCGTCATATATGTTTTTAAGAACTAATGCAAAATCTTCAACATATAAATTTCTGTCTTTAGGCAAGACATCGAATTTTATGTCGTGTCCCTCGCTAAAGAAAGCAATTGTATTTTGGTTGTTCCAAAAGTTCATGCTTTTTTGTGCAAAGAAGTCACCTTCTCCGGTTATATCAACTATCTTGGCGTTAAGTGGCAAGTACTCTCTTTGCAACTTATCCTTTAAGCCGTATAACTTTATAAGAACTTCCTCTGGCGTAAAGTCGAACACCTCATCAACTTCTGGGATGTCCCAGTAATCAAACTCACCGTTAGGTACGTTTATCTTGTATACTAAGCTAAAACGACTAGTTTTCTTTAATGTACTAGAAGGCAATTGGATTGACATTGCTTTTCTCTGTATCTCACCGTATTTTGAAGAGTTAGGCACTGGAATTGCTTTTAGTTTTCCGAATCTATCACTAGAATCGTCAATGTTCATCCAATATTCCTTAAGTGTAATATTATTATAGCCAAAGAAATCAATAGCGTTTAATATAGCTTTATATGTTCCAACAAACGGTTTAATATCGTGTAACTCTAAAAGTAACTCTTTTCTTTTTCTATTTAAGAGTATATGGTCAGGCGCCATCTCTGAAATGTCATGATCTTTAAATAATAAGAAATCAGTATCTTCTAACCTAGCACCTAAGTTGCCTAAAAGCACTTTAAGTCTTTCATCCTCGGCCTCTACTTCACCATAAAATTTAATTTCAGCAATAATATTTTCAAATATAGAATTTTTTTCGTATATTTGTAATGTACGATGATGGCGGCCTTCATCTAACGACATTAATGCTATATTAACGCTTATTGCTGAATTATTAAGATCTTCAACTTCTTTATATCCGTTATCGTTTAGATCTAAATCTGCATCAATGATGTTAATAACATTTCCTAAAGATTCGTTAAATATGACGCCGCCTGGGGAAAAATAGTATAACGTATCAGGTGCATCGAGTGGAACTGTGAATGTTAAAATTCCATTTGATCCTGGATTTCCAGTATATTCTACGCCGTTGGTGTATGTATCAGCCGCAACGCCTTGGGAAGTTTCACCATCTTCAACCTCAGAGAACGCCATAATATATTGTAAATTAGTCAAATCACTTTGATCAAAAATATAAGTGAATCCTCTTTTAAGAGTTAATTCAGGTGCAAATATTCCATCGGCAGCGGCTCCATCTCCTGTAAAATCTAACTTAAAGTTAATGCCATCGTCAAGCGCCGTACTTACAAAGAAATAAGTTTCTACTTGTTCGTTATCAGTAATATCAATTAAATCAAACGATTGATTTTTCTTTTGATCAATATTAATAATACCATTTTCAAGCTTAGTACCATACATGATAATATCTTTCGAAGTATCGAAGTCATTAAGCCATTTAAACTCTAAAGTACTACCATATGGAAAATTAGAAGTAGGATAATTTAACCATATTTGATCATCTTTTTCTACCTCTTCGAGCATAAATAAGTTTACAGTTTCATATAGACCCGACGAAACAGGGTCTATATGAATTGTACCTTTATAAACTCCATTTTCATCTTGAGTAAAATTGAGGTCATGTTCAGTACCTCTAAAAAATCTGAGCTTCTGAAACATTATCGTATATTAGTATCGTCTTTTTTAATAGTATAGTTCTTATAACCCTGTAGCGTTTTTATAGATTTAATTACTCTGTAAAAAAAGTCATTTAAAAATACTAAGAATGTATAGATTATATCATTTCTTTGAATATGTTGAGATAAATTATCATTAAATAACTTATCGCTATATTTGTATCCTAGATTAAGTCTTTTATCCTTTCTAGTTTTCTTATAGTCATATAACTTTACAAGCTTATATTTAAATAAATCTTGGAATAAATTCATGATGATCTTCTAACTATTGATTTTCTATCAGTTGCCTGCAATCTAGTGTAAACTGTTCTAGGCACGGGCACATCGTCAAACGTAACGGTCAATGCAGCGTCTTCATTAATTGCAGGAATATCCATAACTGTTTCGCCTTCTCTGTCTAACCAACCTCCTCTAAATACTGCAACTTCTTCTTTTTCCATTATAATATCACCATACTCATCTAAACCTGCAACATCAGCTGGTATAGGATCTCCAGAATTAATATTAACCAATGATTTTTCTTCTATCTTTTTAAAGAATACAAATTTTTGTTTTCCATTTCCTATGTCTTCTAAAACAACAGGCTGACTTGGAACTACTTTTGTTGTAATAGATTCATAGTAACCAAGTCTTCTTGCCTTCTCTTCAGTTTCAGATATAAACGTCACATTTACAGCATCAACGCCTTCAACTTCTTCTAATATATAAATGATGTCGGACTTAGGTAGTTTATCTCTTCTAGTTACATTAAGTAGATAATTAGAAACAACTCCTCTTATATCGTTAAATATATCTTCCTTTCTAAAACCTTCGAAATATCTAATAGATATATCCATAGAATAATATCTAGCTTTAGGCTCTACAAATTTAACTTCTGTAGTAACCATTTGTTGACCAGACTCTTGTAAAACGCCAGCCATAGCCGAATATTCATTGGTATCGAAGAACATCTCATTAATAGGCAACGAGAAATAATCCATATTTTTAGCTAACTTTTTCTTAACATCTGGAATAGCGAAAATATAAATAACGTTATCGTCGTCTAAATACTCATCATCTACTGTATTATACGCATCTATATATGAGAATATACCATATCTACTTAGAAAGTATTCGTAATGATCTGGTGTTGCTAGTACAAAGCTTTTTGAAGCCATTGGTGCAATTAATTTGGTAAACTCTGTTGATTCTCTTTCTCCTCCCATCTTAGGAGAAGATGTAACATTAGCTTGTAAAAATTTGTTTAAGTCATATGAGTTACCTAAAGCATCAGAACCTTCATCAACCCACTTAAATGTTAATTCAGTTGCGTCATCTAAGTTGCCTTTAGCGCCATCGTGTTTAATGTATTCTATTTCTATAGAAGACCCTGTCACTGGTATCATTCCAAAATTATTATTTCCAAAATAAACATCTAATCCGCCGCCGATGCCCGTTTTAATGATATATCCTTTATCAGAAGGTAACATATCATATAAAGAACTAAACTTAGTCCAAAGTTCTCCGTTTACAGATACTGAGACTAAGTTATGATCTGTAAGGCCACCTGGCTGTATATTAAAAGATTGAAGTTTTTCCCCAGTGCCTGTTACTGTTTGTGATTCTATTTTACCTTGTATAATTGAAGCAGTAAACGTACTGTTGTTAGTTTTTTCTATTCTAAATTGATCTTTATTGGTTCTAATCATATAACTTAAACCATTTGCATCAAATTTAATTTCAGTATTAGCTGGTATGTTTATAGCATCACCTGCTACTTTACTTAAATCAACACCAGCGGCCCATCTAAATGTAATCTCTCCAAAAGCAGCAAAGCCTCTAGTTGGATCATGTCCTGCAATTCTAGAAAGACCATAAATAGATTCAGGCTGTTGAGCAGTATATATGTTTTGTTCAACTGTAGCGTCTTCTACATAGAACAATAGCATTTCTCCAATTTCACCCATAACCTCGAGGATTTGTGAAAATGGAGATGCAGTAGTAAATAAAGTTCCAGCTCTGCTATAAACCCTTCCAATATACGTTTTCGCATCGGTTATAATATCTGAAGCTACAGCTCTAGTTGTATTTAAAAATTTAAACTCTGCCATTTTATGGTTGTTTGTTTAGTTGATGTAAACTTGTAATAAGTATTTAGAGTCTATTGTTATATCTATATATGCAATATCTCTAACTGTACCTTTTACGAAATTTACTTCTGCCGATACTCTATATTTTTTTGCTAAAGGGCAATAAGCGTTGATTTGTTGGTCTACTCTTTCTTTAATCTGATAATTATTATAATTTAAAGAATATACTAAATCTTCTAAATTACATCCAAAATTAGGCTTACCTAAAACTTCACGCTTATTAGTAAATAGTACAGTTTCTATTTGTGTAATAAGCTGTGCAATTTCTCCATTACTATGAACCTTAAGCGGGTCAAAATTAGGATCACCTATTGTTTTAATGTAAAGTTCCATCTAGTATCTATTCAACTTTCTTTTATTATGAGTGCATCATCCAATCTACACCTTCATCTCCTTTAATTTCTTCTATTACTTCGGACAACTCTTCGTCTCCCATAGACTTAATTTCAGAGTAGTCAAATTCAACATTACCAGGTAAAGAAAACTTAAATACTCCTAATTTAGCGCCTAATGACTGTTTGACTTTAGCCGAAACATATCTAAAGAAAATTTCATCTGAGTACAAAGCACAATCAGGTATAGTTTCGTATACTTCTAAAACAACATCTCCTTTAGGGGTATCTCCCATAAATTTAAGTTCTCCTGTTAATTGTGAGTAATGAAACGATATTGGATTCTCCATGATTTGTCTAGAAAGATCTACTAAAGATTGGTTAATTACATAATATTGTAATTCTTCTGCGCCTCTAGCTCCTCCGTCACCGTCATATACGTTTCTAAATAACATACGTTCAAGCGCAAAATCAGCCCCACTTTCAAATCTCAAATCCATTCCACTTCCAGGTGAATTCCAGCCGCTCGCTAAATCGTAAAGACCATAAACAGAATAAACCATTCCACCGCCATCTATGCTAGCATCTGGTAAATGAAGAGCCCTGTGTTGTTTAAAATACGTAGTATCAAAAACCGAAACAGGAATTCTATAATAGTTTTCTTTTACGGAATACTCATAATTTTTATAGAACCATTTTTTAGCTCTTTTCATAATATTGAGAACTTCTTTCTTAGGCAAATTTATAGGAATCATACATGCACCTGTTAACTCATCTGCGATCTCATCTAAAAACAAGTTTTCACACTCATTACTAAATTCTCTCGGAGTCCCTAAGCTTTCATTATTTCCGCTTCTAATTTCGCTCATCTTACGATTTTATTTTTTTACTTACTACTATTTCTACATCTTCAAATCTAGCATTATCACTCATCATGCCTTCTCTAAAGATACCGCCTGTCATTTTACCTTTAAAAACACCGTCCCTGCCAAATACATAACTATTAGTAAGATTGCAACTACCATGTACATAGCATGATTCTATCTTTGATTCTTTAACCTCAGTATTTTGATATAAATCACACCTTAATAACATAGAACCTTCTACTTTACAGCCAAAAAGATTTGATTTTTCAATATTACCCCTAATGTCGCAGTCTATAAAGTCATAGCCTTCTAAACCAAAACACACTGGAAATTTACCGTCTTTGATTTGTATATGACCTATATCTGAATCATAATTAACAATACCTTCAGTCATGCCTCCCTGTGTTATAAGATTCATAACTTTATGCTTCATACGATCCCAATACATATCTATAGTCTCTCCATGGTCTTTAAGATCTACTAAAATTTCTATTTTAGACCAATTTTTGTTTACATTCCTAAAGTCTCTGAGTGAATCTGCAACTGGCTCGTTCTTGTGCAAAATACGACGAAGTTCTAGCTTATTTTCTTCTGTAAAATCAGGATTATTACAAGACTTCCACATTTGATAGATAAACATCTCCCATAAATAGAAAATAGATTCTTGTTTATTTTCATAATCTTTACCACCTAAATACCTAAACTCAAGATAATTCTTAAGCTTTTTCTCAAAGTTTATCCCGTAATATTTAGTGTTCGGGAAATCGTAATTATGTACAGAAGTATTTGCAGAATTAAAGTGAAACGCGTCAACTTTTGGCATGACCCATTTAATACTTTTAGCATAAACTGAAGTTTCTCTGTCTGGAAAAAGCTTATAGACTTGTTTTTCGTTAAAATCTAGAATAAATTTAAGAGTATTCATTCTAGAAATCATATTCTTTTCTTCTAAGAAATCTTTATCAAACGAAATATTTAAATGAATACCAGACCTTTCAGTCGTATAACCGTTTTTTCTAATCCAACCTAAGACTTTAATCATTAAGATTCTAGCATTTCTATAAGGCATAGCACCAGTTACTAGCTCCATAAGTCCTTTACCACCTGACATGTCAGGTTCTATCTTGAACTCTTTGTCAGTTGGTTCAAAATCAGAGTGCGCTTTGTCTTCTATCTTAATAGAGCGGCCTAAAAGATCCTCCAATTGCTTGGTAGTTTCTTTTAGGCCCAATTTTGAGTAAAACTCAAACTCTACTCCGCAAAGAGAAGCGTTAAGTATCTCTGCTCTATTAGAATTTTTATGAAGTTTGTTCATGTAGACCGATATAACTTTCTTTTAGTATATATCAATCTTAATATGTCATGATATTATGATGGTAGCTTAAGAAAAACTTTTCTAGTCTCTGCGTCTATTCTGGTTATTTGAACAGTGATGTCATCTCCGTTCTTAAACACCTTAATTAAATCTTCGCCAACTTCACTAATATGTAGTAGACCGACTATACCTTCTTCAAGCGTTACAAAAATACCATAATCTTTAACTGCTTTAACCTTTGCCTTAACAGTGCTTGGAACTTTATATCTTTCATTGATATTAATCCATGGATTTGCTTCTTCTAAAGTCTTTTGTGTCAAAGTGATTTTAGTATTAGAAACAATTTCTTTAATTAAGAATTCTACTTCTTCACCTGGTTTAATACTTTGTGACTTATGTCTTTTAAAAGTTTCCTGATCTAGATCATTCACGTGGATCATGCCAGTTAAACAAGTATTAAACTCACAGAATACGCCATATTTAGCAGTTCCAGTAACCGTACCAGTAACTCTTTCAGTGATATTCTCGCGTAGTTTAGATATTTCAACAGGTATCATAGCCTGTAAATATTTTCTATGCGAGACCACTAGTGTGCCGCGTTCCTGTGAGAACGATACCGGCACAACATACATTTCTGTACCAACAATTGATTCAAAATTATGCAATTTATTTATACCGGCTAAAGAACCTGGCATAAAGCAATCTACACCTTGAACATTAACAACATATCCTCCAGCAGAGATCATTTCTTTAACAACTCCAGTCCATGCTGTGTCTGCAGAATCAATACCGGCTCTTAGATCTTTAAAGATACGTTGCTTCATTCCACCTGAAATAGTTCCAGTAATATGAGCTCGAGTATCGTCATTTGTACCTTCAGTAATCAAAACCGAAACTTCTTCGCCTGGTGTAACATTCCTGTATTGAGGATCTTCTTTAGAAAGATGAATAAACACAAGTTGTCTATAATTAACGTCGATTGTAGCAAACTTTTCATTTACACCGTAAACTTTACCGTCGTAGATTTCTCCTACTTTAAGTTTATGTACAAATTCATTTTCTTTATGCGCATTTACAAGTTGGTCATAAAAGTCCTGAGCGTATGGCTCTCTAGAAAAAACTTTATCTCCTTCTTGTGTTTTAATATGAGGATTAGGTTTTCTCATTTTAGTTGGACATGTTGCGCCATATCCGTCCCAATCAAACTCACCATTGTCTAAAGTCCACTTATCTCTTTCATTCTCGATTTTAACCTCGGTCTTTTCAGACTGTGTTGACTCTGTTTGAGTTACTTCAACTCCCTCGATGGACTTGCTTTGAATTCTAGTCCTTTTGTTTTTTTGTGTCATCTATTTTTATATTAAAGGTGTAACATATTATATATCTACTAAACTTTGATTCCTTTCCACGG